CCAGCACTGGTTGATTCAATGTAATTAAGAGGATTTGAGCCAGCTCCTGTAACTGCTTTGCCCATCTCATCTAGTTTTGCATAAGAACCTGTCATTTGTTCAACATAACTAGTAAAATCAATTTTAGCTTTTTCTCTTACTTCAGATGGAACTTGAACTATTTTTGTTCCAGTTGGGCTAGTTGGATCTGCGACCAATACTTCCCCTTCCTTTAAATCTGTTGTAGGAGCTTTGTTTAAACCTCCTTGCCCATTAAGAGCAATAGAACGAATTGTTGTTCCATCATTGGTAATTATTTCTTGTCCTTGCTGAGGTGCAAAAGGTCGTTGTTTAGTAGCGTAAAATTTACCATCTGGTAATGGTATTCCTTCAATATTTTGTCCGCTTTTTACTGCTGCATTATATTCGTCCATTGTAATTACAGTCCCAGTAGGAGCTTTGACTTCATCTGTCGCAATATATCTAGGAGTATATTGTGGCTCTAACTTAGGTCGCGCAATGCTTGCTGGAGGCTCTCCAACTGGTGGAGCTAATTGCCCACCAGCTAATATAGCATCTATAGCAGCTGCACCTTCAGGAGTCAGCTGTGGAAGAAGTGGATTTACATCGCCAACTGGAGGCATTGAACCTGAACTGCTATCTGCAATTGGAAACGGAATATTTAATGCTCTATCAATATAATTAGCATTGGAAGTTGATCCAGCAGAAAAAACTTCTGGTGGAAGCCCTTCTCCAAAAGCGGTTAAATCAAAAATTGGAAGTTTTGTTTTAGGGTCATAATCTAAACCGTCATTACCTTTAAGAACATAGAGTCCACCTTTATCTGTTTTCTTTAATTCAGTCCCAGTAAAACCAAATGATGGGGCAGGTGGCGGTGCATTCCTTGCATTCTCAATAGCCATTGCTTGATCCTTATCAAATCGACCAAACACGTTAGGAATCATCGCCTTGCCTTCATCCAGCAATGCAGCTTTCTCGATAGGGCTAAGATTAGGATCGTTGTATGATTGCAAAAATGGAGCTAGAGTTTCTTTTACTCCTTTGATTTCATACGATTCACCTAAAGTAATCGCAGCTTCAATAGACTTAGCAGATGCTTTGTTGTAAGCATCGACTTTCTTCTGTTCTTTCTTGGCTTCTCCGAAGTTCTGAATAGCCCCGCCAATACTTGCGCCAAGATTCTGCAACCCCTGTGCTTGTATTTCCGCAGCGCGAGAAAATCCACTGTAATCTTGTTTGAATGACTCAGGGTTGATTCCTGAACCTAGCATTTGTCCTTTTCCGTAAGCTGCCATATTATTTGATTAGATTGTAATAAACTGCTTTGAATCCGTTAATTTCCTCAACAGCTTCAGGAAACACTTCCTCAACTTCTTGAGCCATAACACCCATGTGAGTAACATCGTCTCCTTTATATTTGTAGGTATACACTGGTAAACCAGCGTCTGTCATACCAACTTTTTTAATGTCAGTTTTTAGTCTTCGATCAGATGCTGTTGCGGCTGCTTTTGCAGAATCTCCAATCAATCCCATAATTGCAGCTTGTTGCGCGGCTTTAGCTTGTGCATTTGCAGATGCGGCAGCAAGTTGATTAGAACGCTGAGCAGCACCAAGGTTAAGCCCCACGGAAGTATCAAACAACTGTGGTGTTCCTGCGCCGATTGCGCCAAGACCTGTGTTGATAAATTGCTGACCTTGTTGATACGATAATGGAGCATTACTAAGCAATCCTAACCCAGGCTGCGTGTAGAATCCTTGAGCAACATTGTAAGCATTCTGCCCTGCTTGTGCTGCTTCGGCACGTTTGCGAGCAAATACATCTTCACGCCCCATGACTTCAGATGCGATAGCTGCATTGCCGCCTAATCTACCAGCCGCTGCTGCCCCTTCACGAGCTGCTTGTTGATATCCGCGCTGTTCTTGCGGACTAATCATCTGAGACGCTGCTAATGCCCGTTGTGCTTCAGTATTAAATCCTTGAACTACGCCAGCTTGTTCTGGAGACAACGCTTGCATTAACCCACGGGTTAATCCTGCTTGTCCAGTCATCTGCCCAAGTTCTGCTTGGCGAGCTTCGCCTAATCCCATGCCAGCTTGTTGCGCGGCATCACGACTAAGACCAAAGATTCCTTGCTGTCCACCTGCACCAGTCAAGAAAGATTGGATATCACCAAGGTTCAATCCTTGAAATTGTGGACGGAATTGTTGCTCTTGAGAAAGAATTTGTGGCAATGCGCCTGACATGCCTGAAACATAGCTACTAATATCGTTGCCGATGTCCATCTTTGGAGCTTTGACTTTTGGTGCTGATCCCATAATTTATCGTAGTTTAGAGTAAAAGGTTTTCATGCTTAACAAGCGATTGCGATTTGATTGTTTGAAGTCGCGCTGAAAAGCGATGTATTTGTATTTGTTTTTGAAAGGTTTAAGCGCATCAAGCATGTTTCCACAACACATAGTAACGTAAAGTGTATCCGATTCTTCAAACGCAACAGCTTCTTCAAGATTTCTGCTATTGGTGTGGAATCCAATAGCGAAAGCACATGGAGTAGAAACAACAATACCATGACACAAATGCCAACCAATAAGGCTTTGGATGTCGATGTTTCTTGATTCATAAAGGTTAAGTGCTATGGCTAGGTGTGGATTCATTTACGATTACTCATACATGATATTTATTGATCCTGCGTCAAAAGTATTTACGCCGCCAACAGTAGTAAGACGTATGCGGTCTAGTGTTGCTGATAATGTTTTGCTCCCGCCTCCAATGTAATTATTTGCTATAGTAGAACTGCCACCAGTAAATGAGTAGACCCATACATTACCAGATATATTAGTTATCGTCGCAATACCATAGAATAAATCAGCTGCGGCTGGAGATTGCAATAATCCAAAACCAGTTGTAAATAAATCTAAGTCTGGAGTTGCTCTCACTTCTGCGGCACTACCTAAATAATCAGTTATTTCAAATCCACCAGAATCTCCAAGTTGAAGAATAACAGGACTAGTTCCATTTGTGCTGATCCCAGATAACATTACTGTAATCCGCTTAACTGTTGATGGTATAGATGTAAAATCAACAGTTGTTCCACTAGTTGTAGCAACTGCCGTTCCTCTTGTAATTACTGCTGCAAACTTAGTGTCAGTATAAGCCTTGATGCTTTGCTGGGTAGCTAATGAAGTGGCACTGTCGCTTGCCATGTTGTCCTCATCAAGAATAGAAACCTCTGCTACAACACCGAGAGAACCAGAAACATTTCCTAATGCTTTCATGTTGGCCACATATTGTATCTTGGCATATGTGACTCCCGTATTGGCACTTGATGAAGATGCTATTGCATTAGTTGTAACCGAATTAACTCCCATTTCATTAGACGTAATGCCTGATGTAGCTACTTTAATCTTGCCAGCGGTCAACGCAAGAGTTCCTCCTGACAACGCATCGCTTGTAAATAGCGTTTGGTCGATGATGTTGTTCATCAACGTGCTAGTAATAACCTCGTTTGTTGCAAAGGTGTGCGTTGTTTCTACTACTCCAGGCATATTATTTCTGTGATATGATTTGTCGGTTTGTTACAGACCCTGTAACTTTTATGGATGTGATCTTAGGTGAGCCGATTGTCCGTGTCAAGGTTAGCGTTCCTAGATAGCCTCTAATGCCACCAAGACGGAAGCGAATGTTACCTGTCTCATCCTCGTTGGTAGATCCTGTGCCAAGCACTACACCGTCAAGAAACATAGTTGTTGTTCCGATGCTCTGACTATTGTCTGGATCTTCTGCGGCAAAGGAAATATCATACTCACCTAGACCACCATCGACACATTGCATGGTGATTTGCCCATCTGTGAAGCGTTTACGGTCAAGGTTGCCTAGTGCATACCCTCTAGTTGTCAAAGATGACTCGATAGGAAAGCTAGTTACTGAGCCAGCAGACACTAAACTGTCATTGGATCTCTCAACAGCCTCTAATTCATGCACTCCGCCTAGCGATGTTACGGCATAAATGCTATTTCGCTCGGCAGCACTGCCAATAATTATGTTTTTGATGATAAAGTCACCAGCACCAAACGTGTCTATAGACTCCCATCCTTTGTTTAGGAAATTGAAGATCAAGATTGTGTTATTTCCAACAGCATCATTAGCTCCTGCAATAGAATCCAACGCAACAGCAAGGTAATATCGGTTATTAAACAGAGTTCCAACTGCCTCGGCAGCTAGATTCTTGTTGATTCTGTCAATATACGGCTGAATGTTCTTAGAAATAGGTTCATCTGCACCGCGAAGGTTGTAGTCATTTAAGAACTCAACAGCATACACACCTTCATCCGAAAGAAAAAACATAGCATTGCCTTTCATAACAACGCTTTTCTTAGCCAAGCACCCTACTTCGGTAGTCAACGCAGTCACACGGGTGTCATTTAAGCTCCCAGTAGTGCCGCTAATAAGGTGCAAGCTATTGCGATTAAGGACAACTAACTTGTCGTCGTAAAACCCTTGCATTGCTACAACGTAATCTGCTGTGCCACCAGTAATTCGGAATTGATTGGCTATCTGGTCAAACGTATGGCTATCTAAAATATCCGATACTGCAATCTCATC